CAGCAAATCCAGTACCACTATTTTGTAAAGAAAAACCATTTCCAGATGCAGCTACAGAAGAGCTATGTCCAATAAGCAAACGTCCTGAACTGTCAAACCTCGCATACTCTGTAGCCTCATTAGATGACCTAAAAAAGTGAACATCCGCATTTAACAATAAATTTGAGTTACCTGTTATTTGTAAAGACTCACTATTTAATCCTCCTGTAAAAATTTTATGGGTAGCTCCATTACCATTTGTTCCTTGTATTCTTAATTCTGGATTTGTTGCTGTTACATGAAATAATGCACTCGCAGCAGCACCAATACCGATACCTGTTGCATTTGCTGTTAATTTTGTTCCTCCTCCAGCAGCCAAGCTAACTGTATTCGTTCCACCGAATATTCCGCTATCACTATCTCCAAAATTTATAGCAGGTGCTGAATTAGAACCATTAGGCATGGTCAATACACCTGTTAAGGTACTACCAGCTTTTGCTACATAGTTAGTATTTGATGTGGTACGTTCTGCAACTGTTACCGCATTTAATCCAGCAGGGGTTACAACTCTATTTGTAGCCGTTCCAGTTGTTGTTTCACTATTAGTTGCTAATTCAGATATACCCGAAACTGTAGTCGTAGCAGTAGGTGTAGTAACAGATCCTGGACCAAATATTTTTACGATACTATTATCACTGGCTCGCATAAAGCCACCAATGCTATTTATATTTCCATTTACTGCTAGTTCACCAACTTCAGGCAAATCAGATGCACTAGGGGTACTATCCTGTACAACACTATTCTTTAACTTAATTTGAATTGCCATAGTTTACCTTAACTTAACTAAAGGATACATGAATTTAGTAAGTTCCTCCACTAATTACTGAAACATTTTGAAAAGAACCACCTGCTTGCATAACTAATATTTGACCTGTTGTCGGGCTGCTGATTGTAACATCAGATAAGTCATTTAAACTAGATACACTACCAGGTCCTGATAAGGTGTCAATTCTATCCCAGTCATTTAATCCCATACATAAACACCAATCACCTGCATCAAAACTGGTTGATGGTACAACTGCTGTTCCGTTTCCAGGAGTTATACAAACAAAATAAGCTCCAGTTAATGCTGCTGTACCTGTTGGAATTGCATTACCCACACTAAAACCTGCTGATGTTCCAAAACTTGTAAGTGTTACTATCAATCCATTCGTTGCGTTAAAAGTTCCGCAGAATCTAAGGTTTTCTTCTGATAATCTTCCAAAACCAACAGAAAAGAAACTATTGCCGTTAAATATTCTTAGCTGTCCTGTAGATTCTTGTAGCCAAAAGACACCAGTAGGCAAATCAGATATATCAGGTGAAGCTTCTTGTATAAATCCAGTAGATAAGTTTGCTAACTTATCCATTGTGATTGAATCATTAGCTAAAAAGTTAGTTCCAAACGTACCAGTAGTAATTTTTGTTGTGGCAAGATCAGGAATATCGCCAGCAACAAGTGTGCTTCCAGCAGTTACAAAACCTTGACCCGATACTGTAACTTTTGGATATGTACCTGCTGTTACTCCACTATCTGCTATAGATAAAACACCTGCATTTGAAACAGTTAAAGGAGCAGATGATACTGGTATTGATATTGCACCAATAGTAGAAGCTGTTGCTTCTGGTAAATCTGTTCCAACTAAAGCTGTTGTACCTGTAATTAAGCCTTTATTACTAAAACTAATTCCTGATATTGTTGCTGAAGTAATAGTATTATTTATTGAAAGTGCACCTGCTGCTGTAACAGTTAAACCACCTGTTGACGGTATGCTTACACCTCCAACTGCTGATGCTGTAGCCTCTGGTATATCACTTGCAACTAATGCTGCTGTAGCTGTTATAAGTCCTTGGTTATTATATGTAATACCATTTCTTGCAGATGCTCCACCTGTTACTGCATTATTTATTCCTAAATTACCTGATGCTACATTTAATGATCTATCTATATTCGCTGTATTTAATTTAGCTGCTGTAATTGTTCCGTCTGTTATTTTTGTACCTGAGACACCTGAGATTTTGTCATTAGTAACAGCAGAGTTAGCTATAGCAGCTGTATCAACAGCATTATCAGCTAGTTCACTAGAACCGATTGCATTAGCAGCTATTTGTGTAGCGGTTATAGTATCATTAGCAATTTTGGCAGCAGTAACAGCATTATTAGCTAACTTTCCTGTAGTAATATTTAAATCTGTAATTTTTGCAGTTGTTACAGCATTAGATGCAATAGCTCCACTATCTACTGCATTATCAGCAAGTTCAGATGCTCCAATAGCATTAGCAGCAATATTACCAGCAGTGATAGTATCTGTTGCTATTTTTGCACCTGTTACAGAGCTATTAACAAGAGCAGCAGTATCTACCGCATTATCGGCCAATTCATTTGCAGTTACAGAATTATTAGCAAGTTGAGTAGAGGTAACAGAAGCAGATGTAAGTTTTGCTCCAGGAATATCTCCATCACTAAAATTAGTTTTTACAAAAGTAACAGCACTATTATTAATCTTATTAGTTGTTACTGCGTTTGCTGCTATTTTATCTGTTGTTACGTTTAAATTAACTATTGCTGCTGTATCTACAGAACCATCTGCAAGTTCGCTAGATCCAATAGCATTGGCTGCAATTTGAGTAGCTGTAATTGTATCATTTGCTAACTTAGCTCCAGTTATAGTTGTATTTGTAATTTTTGCGTTAGTAACTGCATTATCAGCTAGAGTTGCAGTAACAATTTGACCTACAGATAAAGGATAACTAAGTGCTGTAGCTGGTATAGAAGCATTATCTACTAATCCAAAAGCACCTTGTACTAAATTTTTTGCAGTTATTTTCTTTGTCTCTGTAGCACTAATATCAGCAACTGCAATTGGGTCTGTAGCTTGCAGTTGGGCTGAACCTAACTCAGGTAATTGTGTAATCTGTAGATCAGCCATGTCAAGTAACTTTTAAGTACATCATAAATGTTATTTTAAGGATCTTCAAGTAAAATACCATCTCCATCCTCTTGCAATATCCTATCACTGTTTTCTAATAACAAGAACGAAGGTGGAACTCCATTATGAAGTCTTATTTCACCATTAGTTATAAATTCTATTCTTGCCTCTACCAAACCACTTGCAGGGACATTAACAGCTACATTAGTTACCACGCACGTTGATTGATACCAAACACTGTTTGTAGTTTGACTTGGATCGTGATAAACATAAAACCTTCCTTCAAAATCTGCTCCCTGTTGCACTCGTACCAATAATTGACTTAAATAAACAGGAAATTCTGGACTTGCAAAATCAGAAGTATCATTTTGAAAATTTCTATGTTGCCATATTGTTTGTATTGTTCCCTGCCCTGATATAAGACCATTTTCATATTGTTTTCTAAATTCTGAACCTAAATTAGTAATATCAACAGTATCTCTTGTTGTTGTAATTTCAAATTCAGTAATTTTTGCAAGAGGTCTAAATCTAGTATCTCTAGTATGTATAATTATGTTTTTTGTAGAAGATGGTGCGGTTAATGTAAGTGCATCTGTAATTTCACCAGCTAATGCAGACGCAAAAGTGTCATATAATCTAATTCCTCCGACATCATCAATATGAATATATTTACGAAGGTCAGGAAAATTATGACCAGATAATAATTCTAAATTACTTCCATCATTAGTTTCTATTTCAACTTGATCTCCTGTAACTAATGATCCATTAACCTTTTCTACAGAAAATCTTTTTTTAGTTGTATTAACGTCAGCAGGGTCTAAAGATGTTGATATTGCAGAATCTAAAGCACCACGTTTTAATTCAATAAAGCCTGTTGATCCAAAATATATGGACATTAGAACTTTATACTAGATGGTTTTCCGTCAGCCTCAAAAGATACATCTGCTGCCATTACTTCTCCTACTGAATTTGTCATAGCAAAACTTGTAATTACTGCGTCAATATCAATCCTATGATTTGCGTCTACCTGAAGTCTAAATCTTACTTTCGGTCTTTCACCTGAAGTACTAGGAATAATTTTATCTATAATTCTTGGTGAAAGATTACCAGCATTATTTTCAGCAGTAACATCATCTGCATAATAATAAATACTGCAAGATCCAGTAGTGCTAGTTATTCCTGAAATTAAAGTTCTATCGAAATCACCTAATGATACAGTTTCTAAAACAGATGTATTAACAGTAAAAGACCAAGATCTTACTTTAGCAATTTCATCAGCAGCAGTATCTATTGTTTGGACTCCATCAGCAACAAAAAGTTTACCATCTTGACCTGAATAAAACTTAGCCATTGTTTTAATTTAATTTTAAGTACATTCTAGTCCCCATCGAGGCAAGCGACAAATTTACATTGCACATTTGATCTGCCAGGTCTGACACTTGTAACTGTAGGAGGACCATCAAACCTGTATCTTAACAAAGTATTTCCAGAACTATCCCTTTCTCCCATTTTGTCCCGTAAAGTACTATCGAAAGTAATAGGTGTAACTATACCAGCTAAAGCACTTGTACTTGGAAAGTGTATAAAGTCATAATCAGAATTTACATTGTCATACGTATTTAAAATTTCATTAGCTTGTGAATCTGTAATATTTGTAAACCCTAAAGTTAATTTTGCATCTACTTTTTTATTGCCATATCTAATAACAGTTTTTGCACCGTTTTGTGCAATAAATTCTGTTTGTGGATAATTTCCAGGTGTATAACTCCTAGACGAAGGTTTTATATTTGGAAAATCTATTATATTTGCCATTATAAAGCTTGGAAATCGTTTTCTTCATCATAATTTATAGTAGCAATTGTACCATCATCTAACAAAGGAACATGACTTGCACCTACTTCTATTAATCCTTCTTCAGTGTATGTAATAGATTCAACTTTGTATAATCTATTTGATTCAGTTGTTTGTTTTACTGTAAAAACTGATCCATATAAACTAGCATCGCTTGTTTTACCATTTACAACAGTTAAATTAGATTCTTTCACTTCATCTGTTCCTGGTTTCCAATGATAAATATTTACATCAGTTAAACTGCTATCACCAACACTTTGTACAAGCCCATCAGGAGAAATAACACCATTTTCAAATCTATTGGTATGAGTAGCTTCTGAAATAAATCTTACATAATCACCAGGTTTTAAACCTAATGCAGCTTGTGGTGTAGTTTCAAATTTAATACCATGATCTACTTTCTCTCTGATTTTTAAAGCGTGTTTTAAAAATGTTTCTGCGTGTTTTTCATTTGTGCAAAAATCAGACATATCAAATACTTCTATAGGTAGATTTTCAACATTTTCAGCATCTCCTATTACTAAAGACATTGATGCTGTTTCAGAAAAACCGTTTTCTACTTCTTTTCTGTAGTAAGCCGTTCCAATAAAATTTTGACGTTCTTCAGGTGATAAAAAACTTACTTTTAAATTTCGTGTATTGCCATCAGTGAATAATGCTTTTACTGTTGGCTTTTGTTCTTTATCTATTGCAAAAGTATTTGAATCAAAAGGAACAGAAGGAAATAAAGAAAATTTACCTCCTAAAATTGTAAAATCTAACAAATTAAATACTGCATTTTGATAAATAAATTCTCTTACATTTTGTTTATCAGCAATAACTCCATCCCAATAAAATTTATTTACTTCACAAAATTTAGCTGCTTTTATCATTCTTTCTTTATCAACAGAGGCTAATCCAATTGAGTCTGCAAGTCCAAATCTTTTTTCAGTTAAAAGTGCATTAGCTATTTCTGCAAAATTATTGGTTGCACCAAGGCCATTTGAATCAACTCCTTCAGTACCTTTGTTATCATCTGTAACTGTCTCTCCTTTATCATTTATTAATCTCTCTATGCGTATTCCTTTTTTTATGTAAGCAGAAAATTGTGAGAAACTATTCCATTCTTTTGAACTACTTAATCTTAAAGCTACATTAGCAATTCCAGTTTCATTTTTATCTTTAGGATTAGTTGCAGGGAAAAATGAATAAGGTACAGAATTATTTTTACCTAAACTACTTTGTTCATTTACATATACAATTTCATGTTCAGGACCGTCTTGATGACTACTGCGTTCTGCATCATATTGGTAATAATCAGCAATGGCATCAAAAGGATTTAAGTTTCTACCTTCAGGCCAAGGTTCTGCATTTTTTCCTGATACAAATTCACTAAAGTCAGTAACAATATCAATATTATTTACACCTGGAAAATCTGATGCTCCATTACCTGTTTTCGGAAGACTTATTGTATCAGTATCTTTATAACCTTTACCAGGATCATTAATTTTCCATCTAGCAGCTTTAAATTTATTATTATCTGGATCTCTATATATTTCTAATCTAACAGTAAGACCAGTTCCGTCTTTATTAGTTGTAGTTGGGTGACTATCTATTACTTGAGGTTTTACATCCGCTTCTTTAAATTCATACTTAGTTACTCCCCAAACAGACCATATACCTGTAGCATTTAAATCTTTAACTCCTAAAAATTCTCCATTACAATATTTAAAACCTTTTCGCTTTATACAATAAGTACCAACTTTAGATTTACTGCTAAGATTATGAGTAGCCTCAGATTTACCTTTCTCTACTATCCAATTAGACCCTCCTGATTTTTTCGGGTTACCCCAAATCCATTTAGCCTTTTGGTTAAATCCTTGTTTTATTCTAAGTTCAGCTTCTTTACCACTCTTAAAATTATTATCTAAATTACTTACTCTTACATCAACAGGAACCCATTGTGTAGAAGTTGGAATTGTTCCTAAACTTTTATTTAAAAGTGCATTTATCTTACCTTCATTTACTGCGGTTGGTAAATCACCTAAATACCATTCTGTGTTTGATACATCACCACTTCTTAATTTAGTATCTGATCCTTTATAAAACACTTGATATATTTGACCAGATTTTTTACTTTTTACTGTATAATTTTCAATTTTGTGAGAAGCATTTAATATCCTTACTTCTTTATTTTGATCTACAAAATTTCTTTTAATTAAATTTCCTGGAAAAGGTATAAATCTAAATTCAAATTCTTTTTCATCACTTTGATGATTTATTCTTATAAAATTATATTGAGGTTGGGGTGAATTTCCTTTTATACAAAATGGTAAACCGTTATCTATATACTCCCAATCTGTTTCTTCAGCACCACCTTGAGTACCAGCAACTCTGGCTTGTAATCTAAAAAAACTATACCTTATAAGATATTTACTCATCCCACCAAGAGTTATACTTCCGCCATCTTCGTTATATCGTTTTACAACACCATCAGTTGTATCTCCATTTACATCATTTGTACCAACAGCACCAGGATGACTATTTACGTTAGGAAAACTTGTTACCTGTTTAAATACTTTTGATTTTATTCCTATTTCTGTAACATCACAAGCTTTGCTATTACTTATAGTTCCTAGAGCACATTTTTGTATAGTTAATAGTTCATATCCTTTATGTGCTGCTTTTAATCCTTCATTTCCACTTCTAACATCTACTTTTCCAGGAGTATCAATTTTAAATTTGCAATTTTGAGTTTTACCAGAACTCCACATTATTTTACTTTTATCTTCACATATAGCAATTGCCGAGCCAATTAAATATGATTCTCCTATTTGTATTGCATCGTCAGTTTCTTCTCTTGAGGCATCAACAGCAGATTTAACATCATCAACTCCCCAAGGTTCAAATTCTGTAAATTGATTTTCTGTTTTCATAGAACCAATTCGATAATTAATAATTTTATCTTTTTCAACTTTTTTATCGTTCATATTTGTTTCACTGCCATCGTATTTAAAAACTGCAGCATACCTTGGAAAATTTGTTTTAAGTTTTTGTCTTTTTTTATCTACGTCTTTTTTATTTTTATTTGATAAGTCTTTTTGTCTTAAAGTTAATTCATAAGGAACTCTATATCTCATGCTGTTTGGCATTGGTGAATACGCTCCAAACTGTACTTGGGTATTAGGTGTTCTAGCACTACTTACAATACTTTCAGAAGCTCCTCCATTACCATCTTCATCTGGACCCATATCCCAATCAACAGACATAACATCGTTCATAATGCTGCCATTTCTATCCTTTTGTTTTGGTAAAGTACCTTCGTCATATCTATGAATTTCTTTTGGCCTACCGCCTATTCTTCTCATATAAATTGCTAATTTTTTATTTATATAATTTTTTAATAACAAATCACCAATTGCATAACCTGCAAATTCAGGTTTGGCATCTAGAGGACCTAAACCAATCATAAATAGTGCTTTTAATTGCTGACCACTCCCAAGGCTTATCATTTGTGACCATAAAAGTCTTGTATTAACACGCACACCACCATAAATATATGTACCATCATTTTGTTTTATTATTTCTTGTTTGGTAAATACTAAAGGAACAACTTCACCGAAAGAAGCAAGTTCTTGTACTGAATTGAAACCTGTTTGTGGTGCAAATCTTTTTGGACCAGTTTGACCAGAAGTTGCAAGACTAGGAGGTGTTTTCGGTGCTCTAGGTTTTGGTGTTAATAAAACAGCAACAAGAGTAAGAACAATACCTAAAACTATTTGTGTTGCAACTTGACTAGCACTGATAGCACCAATTATTGCTGAAACAGCTGGCATATTAATGATATAAGGTATATCATCATATTCTTTAGGTCTTTTTCCGTTATATGCCTGTGTTAACTCTACAAAATACCAATATTCATTTTCTGTTATACCTATTGTCTTACATAATTCGATTTCTGCGGGGAGTAAGACTCTACGACCTCCAGGCCGTTTAAAGGACTCCATCTCACCCCCGACTCTCCGCAGTTTATCCATCCTTCCTCATAATAAACAGCAAGACCAAATCCATTATTAGATTTACATAATGCAACTGTACCTATATTAAACTGTTTTGTCTCGTTTCCCCACCTTTCAAGTTCTTCCTTGAATATTTTATAATCTTTTTTACGAAATCTTCTATACCAATCTCTTGTAGGTTCTGGTGAATTTATCCCATAATATTTTAAAACTGTACGAGCCAAAGATAAGCAGTCTACTGCATTATGTTTTATCGGATCAGCACCTAATCTATAAGGCAAACCAATAAGTTGATGTGGTTTCATCTATTTTGAATATCACTTGATACAGGTAGTTTACCAACAGCATCAGTTGTTAACACAAGGTTTGGAATATTTACACCAACTGCATCTATAGCACTACTTAATAAAACCTCTACAACTTCTGAATCGTAAGATAAAGAAGCAGCAAGCCATGTATCTGTTGTTAAGGTATTTGTAATGTTATTGATATTATCATTAGCTGCAATACAAACATTTACTTCAACAAAATATTTGTTAGCAACAGCTTCCTGTGCTTTTGACATACTTAAAGGATGATTAGCCATAATTAAATTTGATTCAATATTATCTCCTGATCTATTAATAGTTGTACCTTGATAAATAAAAGGTAAATAATGAAAATTTTCCCCTTTAAAATTTATTGTATTTTTTGAAGAGTTTGGCTCTTCTGAGGGTTCTCTTTTTGCATTTTGTAATCGGTGTATTGTAGATTTTATGTTATTACTATCTATCTCAAAAACTTCAATAAAAGTAACTAAGGTTGTAAGGCTCATAATCCAAGAGATGCACGTTGACTTCTAGAATTTTTTAACGATCCAATAACTTGTGCTTTACCTGCTTGTGCACCACGTTTTGTAGCAGCACCGATAATTTCAGGAACAGCAGATTTTGGAACGTACTCATCACCATTAAAGTTAAGAACAGGACCAGTGTATTCGACTACTGCATTACCAGAAGAACCTGCAACTGTACCAGCGTCTTGACTGCCACCTGGGATAACAGCACCACCTCTAGCACCTGCTGAGTATCTAGCCATCGCACCATCCATTTTAGAAGCTGGTATAACGTACTCTGATTCACCGCCTTCACCTATTATTCCCATTGTAGGAGAAGTAACAATTCCTCCTTGCCTAAACGCTTTAAAAGAACCTGCACTACTATATAAACCAACCGCACCACCAAGCATACTTGCATATTGAGATCCACTTGCTACTGGTCCTATGCCACTAACTCCACTACCAGCAAACATATTACTGAAAATACTACTAAATGCTCTATTTAAGAACATACTTGCAAGTTGTTTTGCTACATCTGCTAACACTGATCCTAATGTTCTAGTACCTTCAATTAATCCCATAACAGCATTTGTCATACCTCCAGCTAATATCCCTTGTATTTGTTGCTGCATAGCTTTTTCTTCAGCTAACAATTGTAATTTTTTTCTTTGTTCAGCATTTCCTTCAACTAAACTTCTTACTTCTCCTTCTCTTTCATCTCCTACTATTGCAACAATATCTCTAATTTGTTTTTCTATTTCTGCTTTTTCAACACCTAAACTTAAACTTTCTTGCAAAAATTGTGATTCTCCTTCAAGTTTTTCCATAGTATTAGTTATTATTTCATTTCTTCTTTTATCTTCTTCTGTTTGAGCAGCAGCTACTTGTGCATCTAAAGTAGCTAAACTAGTAAATGCTTTTTTATTTGCAAGCCTAATTTTGTCTTGATTTTCATTTGCTTGAGCAATTTCTAATGCTCTTGTATCTAAAATTAACTGTTGTTCTAATTTTTGTCTTTCCTCATCTAATAACGTACCCCCTTGTTTTATTAAAGCTATTCTTGTTTCTAAAATAGCTAAATCTTGTTTTGATGTATTAACTGTAGGTTTATTTGATTTATTTGTAAGACCTAAAACATCTGCTTCTTGAGAAACAAATCCTCCTAATTGTATTGATGTCAAATCACCAACTTCAGCTTTAGCCCTTTTAAGAAGAGATTGAGTTGATCTACCCCCTCCAAGTTGACCAGTAAAAGCTTTAAACTCTCTATCTGATAATCTTGTCTTTGCTTCAATAAGTTGAATTTCTTTTAATATTTTTAATCTTTTTTCTTCAACTGTTAATCCTTTTAATTCACTTGCTAACTGTAAAGCTTTTTCATTTCCAATTGATGATGTTAATTTTTGTAATGCTTTTTCAGTTGATAATTCTTCTTCATTTATAGAAGCAAGAGTTGTAATAATGTTACTTGCATTAGGTCCTAATGACTTAGCTATATCAGTAGCTCCTGGGCCAAATCTACTTAAAGAATTAACAAGTTGTAAAGTCTCATCTTTTGTTGCACCTATTGATTTTCTAATTTCTCCAATATCTCTAGCGGTGATTCTGCTAGTGCCACCAACTGCTTGTAATCTATTATTTAAAGTTGTCAAAGACTTATTAAATTTATTTGATTCAGCAACTGCCTGACCTATTGCAGTACCAACAATAGACAAAGCAAAACCAAACCCACCACCTATCATTCCACCAGCTAATCCACCAAGACCACCACCGATAGCAGCAGCAGGTCCTTGTCCAAATAACAAAGGAAAACCACCACCAATAAGAGCATTACTTGCTGCACCTTTAAATCTTTTATTATTCATAACACTCATCAACTTCTGCATTTTTTGTGACTGCATAAATTGTTGAGTTAGAAGCGTTAATCTTCTGGCTTCTAAATTTACAGTTGCTTGTAAACCATTTCTAACAAAAATACCTTCTTTTGCTTGCCGTTTTATATTCTCTACAGACTTCTGTTCAAAACGTGATTTTGTAGATAATTTATCATTTAGAGAATCATAGTAATTCATTTCAGAAGTACTAAATTGATTCAAACCTCTTTCTTGAAAAGCTGGTAATAATAATTTTGAATCTAAAGGTTCTGCTCCTAAAACACTAGAATTTAGTGCAGTAAATTTAATGGCATTAACAGCTTTAGCTGTTTCAGCATTAAGCAGTTTCCTAGTTCGTAATTTTTCATTTAAAACTTTTGCTGATTTTTCTTCTAAAGCCAAAAGAGCTTGTTGAAGTTGCCTATCACCTTCAGTTTGATTGAAAGAATCTCTTTGTAATTCAAGATTTCTAGCTCTGGCAATAGCAACACTTCTTGCTTGACTTTCAGCTTCAGCATTAGCATTACTTCTACCTGCTCTAGCTCCTTGTGCTAAAAAAGCAGCATCTGACTTTCTTGAATTTTGTAAACTAATAACAGCAGCTTTTTGTTCTGCTAACGCAGCATTGGTATCTCTAAGATTTTTTAAATATTCTTTAGCAGCAACACTTGCTTGTTTTGTTCCTAAAGCAACATTATCTAAATTAGACTTTGAAGTAGATAATAAAGAATTTAAATTTCCTACACTTCTAACTAAAGCTTCATTATCTTTTTGAAAAAATTTTATAAATTTGGCAGTATTTTCTATTGATACGCCTAAAGCATCAGTAGCTTTTCTGGCTTCAGATAATTTACGACTACCTTTTAAAGCTATTTCTAATTCTGTTCTTATTCTTTCCACTATTAAAAATAAAACTTTTTTCTATTCTACCTACGTCTGCGAGCTTTTTCTATTTCTTTTTCTTGATCTTCATTTAATACCTGAAAATATGCACTCCAACCTAATATTTCTTCTAAAGTCATTTTTCTTACATCTACAAGTGACATCCCTAATTCTTTTGCAATACTAAACTGCAACATCATTAAATTATCTTTACGCAGTTCAGCACTTAGTCTTTTGGGTCAATAGGCCCTTCTGTATCTTCAATCGCAGCTAATATAAGCTTTTGTAAATCAGAATTTTTTATTTCATTTTTTAAAACATCAATTTCACCTGTCTGAAATAACTTATCACCATTTTCATCTAAAGCTTTAAGTAACAATAATCTTAATGATAAATCATCTAAATCATCTGTTCTAGATAACTTTTGTGCCCTTTCACGTTCAGCTAAAGTTAAAGGAGCAACCCACATTTCAAATACAGAACCATCAGATAAAGTAACTTCTTTTTTTGTTGGTTGTAAATTTGCAGCTTTACGCAAACGATCAATAGCTCGCATAGTTTTGGTAGATGCCATGAATTAATTATATTTCTTACTTAGTATACTAATGGTTTATAAAAAACTCAACCATTTATGCTGTAGCGAAATCAAATGTAGGCTGTACAGCAGGTCTAAATTCTACACTTACTGTCTGTGCATCATCAGGGTTAACATTTAATGAAGCAGAAGTTAAGGTAGCTTCAAACTCAATAAATCTACTTAATGTATCGCTAACAGAACCACCAGTAAATACCTGATCCATATATAGTTTCATAGCTGCACCTACTTGCTGTCTCTGCAATACATCTTGAACCATACGATTTACCATTGCTGTATCTTCGTTTGTAAAGTAAGCAGTAGCAGTACCTGTACCATCACCAAAACCTGCAATATATTTTCTAAATGGAGTGAATTGCGTTGGAGTGCCACCGATAGTTGTTACATCTATCTCTTCTCTAGATATTTCAAATGTCCATTCTCTAACTTGTGTAACGCTACTGAAATCTGCATAAGCAACTTGAAACTCATTAGGAGATGCTGCTGTACCAACATCAGTAATATTTAATGCTGAACCACCAGAAGTTGCTGACACCTGTAATGCTCCTGTTGTGGCTGTATATGC